ATGTTAAATTTGAAACGTTATAGTATTAAAGGTAATTTTATATTCCCAGATTTAATTAAAGATGGAACGTATAAAAAATATATTGTTTGTCTTATGAATGATGTTCATTTAGATTTATATTCGTCATTCAATCTTATTCAACTAATTGGTGTATTAACTGAAAAAGATTTCAATATGATATATAATGAATACGGACAAAAAGAAATGATTTCGAGTAAACACATCGTTAAAATCAAGGAGGTAAAATAGCATGACATATAACGAATGGTTAGAAACTGAGGTAAGTAGATTGGAAAGAGGTAATAAAATATTATTGGATAAAGCTAATATTTTAGAAACAATACTCAACGAAGTACGCGACAATGAACTTGAAACAAGAGATAAAAATAAACAAATACTTAAATGGGCTTATTCCCTAGAAAAAGAAAACAAAGAATTAAAAGAAGAATTAAATACTTATACACCTAACGAAGTATATAAAATTGTCAAAGAAAATAAACAACTTAAACAAGAATTATTTAATTTATATTTGAAACACTACAATTGACTACACTTTGTGTAGTCTTTTTTATTTTCCTATGATATAATTAATTTATCGGGTATACTTCACATTGATTTGCACAGTTTAAAATACCCTACTTCCTAACTCAAACACATTTTATATAATTTTGTTGGTTGTTTTATCGCAACCTTTTATTCGAAATTTAACGACATGGAGGTGTAACAATGGCTGAACAAACAACAGAAGAAGAAAAAGTAACAACTGATGTTACTGAAGACGAAAACTCTAAAGACGACACACAAGTAGAAACAGAAGAAACACCAACAGAAACAACAACAGAAACTTCTAATACATCTAATACTTCCATGGATATGGTACAATTAGAACAACGTATTTCATCTTTAGAACAACGATTATTATCGTTAGAAAAACCTGCACCAACAGAAACACAACCAACTGAAACATCAGACGACACTTCAGAAGAAACTTCTAATGGAGACGATACATCAGATTCTAACGAATCAACTGAAGACGTTAAAAAAATATTAGGTTTATAGGAGGTATACGACATGGGTCTATATCAAGGTAAAAACATGCGTGGCATGACGCAGGAACATTTCGCTGACTCTAAATTAAATAAGTCACGCGAACTTAATTCAGGCATGAGCATTGACACTTCTAAATCAGAAGACAGTTACGGTAATCAAGTTCATTCCCTATCAAAACAATCATATTCAAACGACGCAGAGGAGGTTTAACAAATGGCTATTGCAGACATTATTGCTGACAAATCAAAATCAGCGCTACAAGACTTTAACCATGACCACGGTAAAGCATGGAAATGGGGAGAAAATTGGACTAATGTTGATACAATGTTTGAAACATTTATTAACAAATACTTATTCCCAAAAATTAATGAAACATTACTTATTGACATAGCTTTAGGTAACCGTTTTAACTGGTTAGCAGAAGAAGACCCTTATATAGGTCAATATTCAGAAGAATATGTTATTATGGATACTGTACCAGTCGCTATGAACTTAGGTAAAGATGAAGAATTAATGCTAAAACGTAATTATCCACGTATGGCAACACGTCTTTACGGTGCTGGATTTGTTAAAAAACAAAAATTTACATTAAATAATAACGATGCACGTTTTAACTTTAAAGACTTAGGCGACGCTACCAACTATGCCCTAGCTGTATTGAAGAAAAAGATTTCAGATATTAACGTAGAAGAAGAAAAAGAGATACGTGCTATGGTTGTAGACTATGCTATTAACCAATTATCTGATTCTAATATTCGTTACGCTACATCACAAGAAGATTTAGCAAGCAAAGTATTTGAAGCTGTATTGAATATGCAAAATAACAGTGACAAATACAATGAAGCTAATACTGCTTCAGGTGGGTCAATTGGTCGTTACACAACAGTTTCTAAATTGTCCGATATTGCTATTTTGACAACAGATAGTATTAAATCATTCTTATTAGATACAAAAATTGCTAACACATTCCAAGCATCAGGTATTGACTTTACAGACCATGTAATTAGCTTTGACGACTTAGGCGGTGTGTACAAAACAACTGCCGATGTTACATTAGCAGAAAAGGACACAATCACTTACTTACGTGGTTTCGGGGATTACCAAGCACAAATCGGTGACATTATCCCTGAGGGTACAACGTTTACGTTTGACATTTCAGAACAAACTGAATTTGTTGGTAATGTAACCGAGGTTAAACCTGATAGTGACTTGTTCGCTTTCATCTTTGACATTAACGCATTGAAATACAAACGTAATACGAATGGCATGCTTAAAAAACCATTCTACAATGGAGAATTTGACGAGGTCACTCATTGGATTCATTATTACAGTTTCAAATCTGTTTCTCCATTCTTTAACAAAATTTTAATCACTTCTGACCCTGATGAATAACTTTAAAGGAGCGTTAACATGACAAATCTATCACATTCAAATAGTGAACATGTTGGCGTTGAAACAGAGTTATCTGAAGATATAAGCCTGCGTGTTATCGAACATAGAAATCGATTCCGTAGGCTTATATTTAATCGTTATTTAGAATTTCTCCCCCTACTGATTAACTATACAAATAAACGTAGTGTGGGCATTGATTTCTTACAATTAGAAACTGCCCTACGTCAAGGTTATCAAGTTGTTGTCGGTAAGGCTAGAAATGACCAAATTATGATTCTAGGTTATATCGAGAATAACCATTATAAAAACAGTGGAGATTTTCTTAATAACTTTAACTTTGCTTTTGAACGCCGTTTGAATGAAAAAGACATACGCTTTACAATACCTAAATACTTACGCCCTGATTACGCATTAGAAATACAACATTATGACAATTGTAAGTCGGGAGATTTCATTGTTATGCGTAATAAACCCGTGACACTTAATAATGATTATGCGATTATTTCACATTATTGTGATGAACTTGCTGAAATTATATTAAGTCGTTTTTCACTTATTATGCAGTCAAAATTCGCTAAAATATTTAAATCAGAAGTTAACGATGAAACCATTAATCAGTTCATAACGCAACTGTTCAATGGCTCCCCTTTCATTAAAGTCAGTGGGTTATTTGATGCAGAAGAGGACATTATAGACTTAGCAAGTGATTACGTTAACAATGCACTCGTTGAAATGAAACGAGAATATCAAAACAAAATAAGTGAACTATCTAACTTCTTAGGTGTTAACTCTTTAGCTGTTGATAAAGAAAGTGGTGTGAGTGATACAGAAGCAAAAAGTAACCGTTCATTTACAACGTCTAACTCAAACATTTATTTAAGAGGTCGTGAAAGTATAGAGATGTTAAACCAACGTTTCGGGTTAGAATTACACCCTTATTACGATGATGAAGCAACATCACAAGTCGATATTCAAAACATGGCTACCGACAACTACGGAGGTGGTACAAGTGGCTAGATATACAACAACCTTATTTGAAATCATTGAGAGTGAATTAGATAGAAAAGGATTTAATGAATTTGTTAATAACGGACAATTAACCATTGATAACTTTGATTATCAATTCATTCAAAAAGTGATGCGTTTTGACGATGATGTTAAAAAAATCGTAGACGAAACCTTTTTTAAAGGATTTCACTTTACAGACGAACATATTGACCGTTATTTTAAACAATCATTTGTTACACGTTTCTTAGATAGAGAGATTAGCAGGCAAACGGTAGAAGCTTTTGCATCACAGTTATTGTTCTATACCATTGCTCGTGAGGACTATATTTATACTGTATTCGGTAATGAAATGTATAAATACTTAGAAAACCACGTGGACTTTAACAGTGATGTGATTGGTAATATGATTTCAGAAGAAACGTCAGAAAACACGAATAATGAAACGTCTAATAGTGACCGTAATACAACACGTAATTCAACAACGGATAATCGTGAACTATCTTCTACCCTTCCTCAATCAGAAATCAACTTAAATGTTGATAATGATGTATTAACTTATGGGGATGATAATACAATATCTAAAAATAAAAACAATGGTACAGACAAAGAACAATCGAATAGTGACCGTGAAAGTAAAGGCAATGCTTCGAAAAACGGCACACAAGACACAACAGGAAATACAAAATCATTAACAAAAACATATCTATTGGAAAATCTTGAAAAACTTTACTCAATGCGTGAACGTTTATTCGATGATTATGATAAAAAATTGTTTTTACAAATATGGTAATGGAGTGATAAACAATGGCAGAAGAATTTAAACCACTAGGAAATATTGAAAGTTTTTTAAACAATATATATAAAGGTAAAAAAGAATATACACCTTTTTATTCTGACAAAGCAGATTATAATACAAACGCACCTAGTTATTATGATGATTTAGCAAGAAAATCTAAACTAATAGAAATATTAGCACATAGAATATGGGATTATGATGAAGAATTAAGAAAACGTTTTAAAGAATGGGATGAATTAATAAAACAATTCCCGTTAATTGCCGAAGCATTATTTAGAGAATGGTTACGCAATGGAACAATTGAAAAAATTATACGTGAAGAACTTGAAGATTTTAAAGATGAAGTAAGAGATTTAATTAAAGATATTGACGATTACATCAATGGTTTTGATTTAAGAAAACTAGAGCCTATTTTTATTAATGGTATTAGTGGTGTAAGAAATGCTGTTAACCAATGTTTTGCTATTGATTATGAAACAAATCACATATATACTACACAATCAGATAGTAAAAGTCCAGAAGGTTTTCATATAAGTAAATTAACGCCTAGTGGTCATTTATTATCTACGATGTGGATAGAAAAAGGTGGTCATGGTACCAACTTTGGTATTGATAGAATGACAAACGGAGAACTAAAAATTTGGTTTTATCATAGTGGTATATCTAAATTAGTTTTTATACCTTATAGAGATAATACTTCTTTAACTTTAGATAATGCTAAAGAATTAAAAGATTTAACACCAAATAGTTTAAAAGAAACAGGTTTTGCTGTAACAATTGACCAAGAATATGATAAATTAGTAGTAAGACATTTTGATGCTAGGATTGAAATAAGAAGTCGTAAAGACATTATTAATGGTATCGATAAAATAGAAAAAGAAATACAGGTAGACCCTAACGAAAATAATGATGATAGACCAATGCAAGGATTAGCTGTTAATGGTAACGATTTATACTGGCAAAGTGGTTGGGGAGATTTATCAAGTCCAACTAAAGTTATAAAATATAACTTATCTACTGGAGAGGAAGAATATACTAGGGTTGTTGATCATTTACCATTGCAAAGAGGTAACGACGACCCTTATGACGCATACAGGGAACCAGAAGGATTATTTTTACATGTAAATCCATATAATAAAAAACAAACATTATTAATGGTTTACACTACAGGAGGTTTGGGTAAACGTTATAATGTCATGTATGGATTTGTACAAACAGGTGCTATGAACCATTGGAACTCAATGACACAACTGGGGTCTCAAAATTATAAATTAACCAAAGATGACGGACGTGCATTGTCTGCGTTAGATACTTATACATCATTAAATGATTTTACCAACCCAGGTTGGTACTACTTAACAGGTGCCGAAGCTGATAAAATGGAAGACATGCCTTATCCTACACAAGGAGCTGGGTGGTGGGTATTTGTTTCACCTTATCACCAAAACTTTGGTTTTGTACAAACAGTTAAAAGAGCTTCAGGCGCAAGAAAAATAATTTCTTTTTCACGTTCTGGTAATAGAGATAGGTTTACAGGTGAATTTAGTTATGGAATTTGGACGGTTAATACTACTAATAGTCATCATCAAGAATATTTAAATAATGATGATTGGAATGATTTATTATCAAATGTTACTGTTCCGGGAGAGTATTATATGACAGCAGCCACTACTTTAAGATTTAATGATGTTCCAGAAGATTTTAAAGAAGTAGGTTGTTGGCTAAATATAACATCTGGTAATAATGGTGGACAAATTAGGCAAGAGTTAAAATCTAATTCATCTCAATATTTAGATATGGCTTATAGGAACGTTCAAGTAGATACAAACAAACCAACACATGATTGGAATGTTTATAGATTATTTGATATAAATAATTAGGAGGTAAAATCATGGTCAAGATTGAAAAGAATTTAAGTTATAACAACAATTATTATCCTGAAACCAATCAAAGAAAGTACATTACTATTCACGAAACTGCAAATACGGGTGTCGGCGCAAATGCCGATGCTCATGCTAATTTCATTAATAATGGCTCAGGGGAAACATGGCATTATTCGGTTGATGACACGAAAACCGTACAACACTACTTGCATACAACATCTTGCTGGCATGCTGGCACGTATAACGGTAATGTTCAAAGTATTGGGATAGAAATGTGCGTGAACAGTGACGGTAACTACAAAAAAACACTTCAAAACACAATTGAGTTAGTTAAAAAACTGATGAAAGAGTTAAATATTTCAGCTAGCAACGTTGTCCAACATAACTTTTGGAGTGGTAAAAACTGTCCTACCTTACTTAGACAAGGCACACACGGTATGAATTGGGAACAATTTATTGCAGGGGTTAAAGGAAAATCAACAGAAAGTGCTAAACCGAGTAAGAAAGAAGTGCCAAAAGGTTGGGATGATGTTAATAAACACGGCACTATATGGAAAAAAGAAAAAGCTACCTTTGTTGTAGGTAGTGAAAAAATAGAAACACGTATAGGGGCACCCTTTAGAAGTGTTAAAAGTGGTGGTTTTGTAAAACCTAAACAAGAAATTAAATATGATTATGTTTGCCTACAAGACGGGCATGTTTGGATACAACTAGAAAACAACAAAGGTCAACAAGAATTTGTACCTGTTAGAACATGGAACAGTGAAACGGGTAAAGTAGGCAAGACATGGGGTGAATTTAAATGATAAAGAAACTTAAAAATTTATTAGTAGCAGGATTTAGAATCATCATACGTTGGTAATCAAAATATAGGAGGAATATATATGAGTAGTAGATTTACTGGAAATTTATCAGAGGTAAAAGACGTTAATAAGTTAGCGCAACATGTAACAACACAAAATGACTTAGTTCAAACAACTGAGGGCGATGTATTTGTTGTCACTAAAAATGGTTTCCAAAAAATAACAGGTGGGGTTGATAGTGGAGAATTAGATACTATCAAAGATGATGTAGATAAATCAAAATCAGACATTACTAATATAAAATCTGAACAAACAAAAGTTAAAAATCGTGTTACTGAATTAGAAACGTTTAAAGATAAACAGGATACAAAAAACAGTGAATTAGATAAAACGATTGAAGATTTAACGTCACGTATTGAAGCATTATAAAACCCAACTGATGACAGTGAAAATGAAGAACCAACAGAATAAATAATTATGATATAATAAGTACATACAGTTTGTATGTGCTTATTTTATATATATAGGAGGTTAAACAATGGCAGACAGACGAACAACAGAGTTTGTATTTTTTTATGATACACCTTTAACAGATTATCAAAATACCATTCATTTTAGTAGTAATAGTGAACGTGATGATTACTTTTTGAATGGAGGTCATTTTAAAGCGACTAGTTACGTAAAACTACCATTTAATTTTATACGTGATCGTTCCATTGTCAAAGTACCACAAATGAATTGGAGTGAAGCGCAAGGCATTAATTACTGTACATTTAAATCAGGTTTTGAGAATAGACGTTATTACGCTTTTGTTAATGCAATAGAATACATTAATGATAATGTGATTCAAATGACACTTGTCATTGATACAGTCATGACTTATACACAAGGTAATGTATTATCAAACATTCAAAATGCACGTGTTGAACGTCAACATTTACCAAAATCACAATATGAATACATGTTACCTTACCTTCGTAATAATGACGATGTATTGAAAGCAACGAATAAATACTATTCAAGAAACAATTTAGAGCAATTCGGTAATAACTATGTCATGTTTCAATCAAGTGCAGACCTATCTAAAAAATTCGGTAGTAAAAAAGAGCCAAATTTAGATAGTTCAAAAGGATTAACATATGACTACATGACAAGTCCCGTTAATCTATACATTATGTCACATTCAAATTTTGTTAATTTTATGGATAAAATGAGCAAGTACCCTTGGATTACACAAAACTTCCAAAAAATTCAAATGATACCCGAAAAGTTCATTGATAGTGGGGACATGATAAGTGTTAAAACCGATGAAAATATTACAGGTTTGTACACCCTAAAAAATAATGGTCGTTCCAAAACATGGTCATTACCTAACCTAAACATGAGTTTTAACGAATTTTTGAATTTAGCAGGTATCAATCAACCTGAATTACGTCATTTAGTCCGTAATGAATATTTCACAATAGAGGTTTATTCATGGAATGGTGATGTAATGTTACTAGACGCTGGTAAGATAACACCTGAAACAGGTGTGAAATTTAGAACAAAATCCATAATTGGTTTTCATAATGAAGTTAGAATTTATCCAGTTGACTATAACAAAGGCGAAGCAGAACAAGCGATTAAGTCAACCAATGGTGAGATACTCATAGATACAGGGTCATTCTTAAACACTGCTATTACATTTGATAGTTTTGCGGAAGTACCTGTGTTAATTGATAATGGTATTTTGGGACAATCACAACAAGCAAACCGTGTGAAAAATGCTGAAAGTCAATTAATTACAAATCGTGCGCAAAATATTGCAAGTGGTGATGACATTAAATCTAAATTCTATGACGTGGCAAGTATTGCATCAAATATCAGTCCAACACAACTATTCAGTAAGTTTAATGATGAATATACGTATTATCAAAACCAACAAGCTGAATATAAAGATTTGGCATTACAACCACCCTCAACAACATCTAGCCAAATGGGTAATGCTTTCCAAATAGCAAATAGTATTAATGGTTTAACAATGAAAATTGGTATACCGTCACCATTTGATTTAGGAAGTATCATGAAGTATTATTTCATGTTTGGATTTGAAAATTCAGACCCTAGTACATCACCTTATCCAATTAACAGTTGGACGGTATGCAATTACTTAAAAATGAGTGGTACCTACACATTACCACGTATCGACCCTATGCTTCTAGAACAACTCAAAGTGACACTTGAAAGTGGTGTACGTTTTTGGCATAATGACGGGTCTAATAATCCAATGGCGCAAAACGTCATGAACAATAAATTTAGATAGGGGACATAGACAATGGAACAAAATGAATTACAAGTGAGTATTCAAGATATGGAAAGTTTTAAAAAATTCATATACAGTGGGGACATGTATTTGCTATACGCTGTATTGATATTTATGGTAATTGATATTTTAACAGGTTGGGCGAAAGCTTTAAAAAATGGGAATTTATGGTCAACCAAATCTGTATATGGCGCTGGACGTAAAGTCATGGCACTGTTCGTTGTAATCATTGCTAACATTATTGATAATATATTGAACTTAAACGGTGCTTTAGTCGTTGTTATCATGTTCTATTACATTGCTACGGAGGGGTTAAGTATTTTAGAAAATTTAGCTGAAATGAATGTACCATTTCCAGAACAAATTAAAGATAAATTGGAGGTACTCAAAAACAAGGAGGGTAACAAATAATGGCGAAATGGCATAATGGTTATCAAGTATGGTTAACAGAAGCACAAAGTTTAGAAAATGCCCAACTTGTCGCAAATAGAGCGCTTAAAAAAGGTTGGGTAAAAATGGCCATATGTGGTATGTTAGGTAACATGAGACATGAATCATCTGTTAACCCTAATATGTATGAATTCGGTATGAGTTGGGGTGCTGATAGAGGTTTTGGATTAGTTCAATGGACACCTAGAAGTAAATATTGGAATTGGGCATTACAAAAAGGATATAAAGAAAGTGAATTGCGCGACGGAGAAGCTCAAATGGATAGAATCGATTGGGAAGCTAAAAACGGAGAACAGTGGATGATACATCCTAATTTCGGAGAAACATTTGCGCAATTCCGTAAAAATAAAAATAATTGGAATATATCACAAGCTACAGAATCATTTGCAAGGGGATATGAAAGACCTTTAGAAAGTGCATTAATTCAAAGTTTACCTGAACGAATTGCATTCGCTAAAAAGTGTTATGATAATTTAGACTTTTCAGGTGGGTCTAGTGGTGGCGACGATGATGACGATGACGGTGGAAGTAGTGGTGGTGACGGTAGCAGTGGCGTAGGCGATAGTGCATTAGAAATCATTAAAAAAGCTGTTGATAAACTTGTTAATTCTATTGAAGACGCGTTAACATGGGATTTACACAGTATCGGAACAGAAAAGTTTTTCTCAAATTCTTTCTTCGCTATGCAGAAAACGTTTAATAATACGTATCGTATTCAAATGAATGTTAAACTGCTAGACCAAATCAAAGACCTTGTAGACGGTATAGACGCAGGTGGGTCTAGTGGTGGTGGAGATGATGACGATGACGGTGGAAGTAGTGGGGGTGGAACTAAGGCAGAATACAACCTTAAAAATATCCGTTACACGAACGATAGTCATTTAAATTATCCATTCGACCCCGACGGTACCAATCCCAACTATCCATTCCCACGCCCTCACTTAGGTGTAGATATAGACTTTTACAATGAAAATTTAACAAGTCCAGTGGTTGGTACAACTTACACGATTACAGACCCTGCACCTAGTTGGCAAGGAGGCACAGGTTACGGAAACCACATTATTATTGATAGTCCCGACGGTTACCAATATTTATTCGGACATCTTAACTCATTTAAAGTTAAAACAGGGGATAAAGTTAAAGTCGGCGACCTTATAGCTATAACCAATAATACAGGGGATTCAACAGGTCCACACTTACACTTTGAAATTAGAAAAGGAGCTAATAAAGATAAGTCTTACGGTGGGACTGGTAAAGTTCAAGACCCTGCTGTTTGGCGTGCTATGGTCAAACGTAAAACAAAATAAACTTTATTTTTATGAAAACTTATGATATAATATTAATTAGATAGGACGATAAAAATCGTTGTGCCTATCTAAAAAATAAACAAAACATAATCAGTAGTAAGACATAACTACTTTAAAAATTATGTCACGTCTAGGAAACAGACGCTAAAGGCTAACCCTCCTTTAATTGCTTGTTAAATCATAAATTTTACATTACTTAAACCACGTCTTATTGGGTAGACGTGGTTTTTATTTTGCTATGAATTCTTTTTAAGATTTTAATATTGGTTGCTTCATCAATCGAGTGTGTTACGGGGTAGATATCATTAATTGAGAAGATACCAAGTGGACTTTCAATATAAAGGATATCGTCATAGTTTGTTGGGTCGTAATTCTGTCTGATTGATTCAAACATTTGTTGTTTGTCTTCTTCTAATATATTACTAAAATAGGTCGGGTAATCTTGTCCCATTTCAATATGAGTTTCAGATGGGTAGATTGAAATAGTGCCTTGTTTATTATAGATGCTTTTATTGTTGTATATAACTGCACCGTGATGAAAGTCATTATTAATGAAATCCTCGAATGATTGATTTGTATTAAATGCGTCTAACGGTACACCTGCACTTGCTACATGAATATTACCGTTTGGTTTAAGGTAAGCATATTTCTTATGATTCAGTACATACATTTTTTCAATACGGTCATTCTCAACGTCCCATTTACCTAAAGAAATAGGGTCGAAAATAGATGCGTCAATCTTATCTTTAATCGATGATTTAAGATATAAACTGTCTGTGTCGCAGTATATAAAATTGTCGTCAATTTCTTGTTGTGTTAAGTCTTGTAATGGTTCAAGTAGATTGTATAATGATTGTGACGTAACAAAGGTAGAAAATAAAATGTTTCGCTCTGTATTTTTATAACCATTAATCATATTGTATAGAAAACCGTCTTCATTTTTACGAAATAAGTTGAAGTGTGAACGTAAGGCTGGTATACCATATAAACCATTGAGTACGACTTTAGATAACATAACCTCCTCAGCACTATATATGGTTTCGTTTGGCTCGTCTGTGATTGTGTAGTCATAAGGTGTTGGCATATCTATTTTAGTTTTTAGTTTACCTTGTGTTTTAATGAAATAATTGTCGTGTATAATATCCCTAGCACCAAAATATTCACAATCAAAAGTTAAATAACTCATGGTTGATATACGTGATAGGTCAAGCCCTGTTAAGTCCTCAATCATACGTAATGTATTTGTGTTGATGTTGATATAATCCTTGTCTTCTTTTAGGGCTGTGTTGTAGTATTTAACGAGTATTTTTTTAATCATGTCACTTTCAATATGAAATAGAATGTCAAAGTTAAATGATTGTTTCGTCATTTTGTACAATGTAAATTGGTCACGATTGTCTAAGTCTGTTGATACTACCGTTTCTTTATCATATTCGTTATATGAAGAAAGGTAAGTAGGTATTTTCTCATGATACATAACATAAGGATAAGATGAATTAATATCTATAGAAAAACAAGGCTCATTGATAATTTGTCCAATATATTTAGGGTTATACATATTTAATCCACCATTGTAAAAACCTTTGATATAGTCATACAAGTTCCGATTGTGAAAATGATAGTCGGTGTAGGATATCGGGTCATTACCTACCTTATGTAGTAATTGAAATTTTGTTAAATCATTATTCATATAACTTTCTAAAATGTTCACACTAAACGTCATTTTTGAATAATCGAAACCTGGAAATATATCCGAATAGTGTATATGACATTGACCTAAAATTATAACATCATTATGGATGTAAGTCATTTGGTCATGGTCTAAACGTTTAAAACATTCATAGGCGTAAGCGTATGACTCCACATCGTCCATATCCGACTCAATATCAAATATATTATATTGAAAGTCTGTTTTAAGTTGGTCTGATGTGAGATAACCACCGTCTTTAAGTTTCTTACCTAATGTAGCAATTGAAGCTGTTGTTTTCATGAAGTTATCAACTACAACAAATTTAAAACCTTCTAAGAAAAAGATGAGGTCTAAGTTAATTGAAGATTTAACACGTTTTTCTAAAACAATGTTATCCTCTTTGGCATCTGTTTTAGCTTCTTTCATATTAACTGTGTTTTCGTTTGTTTCTGCTGACTTCATAAACAAATTTTCAACTTTTACATTGGGATAGATATGTTGTATATCATGCAGTAAAAAGTGATTGTCGTACTTATTACAGTTATGTGCAATCATTTCTATAGCTGTACGTGATTTATTGATTGTATCTTTACGTTCTGCATACTTAAAGAATGTTTTAAAGAATGAGTGAAAAGAGGGGAAAACCTCAACATCAATTGTTCCTTGATTATCCCAACCAATAGCCACACTGTAGACAACGTTTTTATAATATGTTGGTTGTTTTCTTCCCTCTATCTTATTGTATGCTAGGGTTTCAATATCCCAATATAATGTCATTTTGCGTAAACCTTTATGTGTTTGCATTGCCTCCAATAATCCCATGTCTTACACTCCTTAATTGCTAATAAAACAATTATATCACGTTGCGATTCGTCACGCAATTATAATCTCATTTGCTTAACAAGGTTTTTCTTTGTCCGTTCTACATAGTTATCCTCGTACATTTTTTCGTGTCTTTCAAAGTCCGTTGGGTTAAGTTTTTTCTGTTGCGTAATGTACAATTTTATAATTTTGTTAATATTTAAATCAATGTATTGGATATTATTCACGATATATGATTTTGAATACGCATTATCAAAATGTAAGTTAGACGGTTTATAGTATTTCTTAGCGTGTGTTTCTTTATAGAAGTTTTCTTTTAAATAAGTTGCTTTGTCTTCAACGTCCCTAACTTCTGTACAGAATGTATATTGTTCTGCATAGGGAAGCACTTTCATATTAACCGTGTAGTCGTTGACGTTATACATCACTTTAATATAAGCATCTTCTGTTTTAATGTAGAAGAAATCCCCATTATGGCTTATATGGTTACGTAATCCGTCATCGGCTAAGTTGTAGTTATTAAAATCAAATTCCCCTGTGGTCATAGCATCATTGTCACTGTCAAATGCTCTCGTGTTACGTTTTTCGTTTGAATTGTCGTTTCTGCGCATTTCAAGTAAAACATTGCCATACTGACGCATTGAGTTAATTTGATGTTTCTCAAGTTTATTAAATATGTTTAAGTTCGCCAGTAGGGGACTAGAGAAGTTAACTGCGTTACCTAATAAAACGATTTTAGGTATTTCTAAATAAGGTATGTTACCATGATTACGGTCTATGGATTCATAAATCGTTTTTAGTTTGTCCCATTCATCTGATAAGTAATCACTCTCTAACGCTAAAAACTCATCATAAACAATAATTGGATAGTCTTTTAAAAAGTTAGAATGATATTTTAAATCAGTGGCATTATTTAAGTCTGTAATGATACACATGCTTTCTCCTGAATAACTTGCATTAATATAATCTTCATTTCTATGAAATGATAATTCTTTGTTTTTAAATTCGTTGTGTTCATCAACGATTTTAGAAATGAGTTCACGATATGCACCTCTTAATGTATAGTGACGTGCAACCAATACAAATTTAATTCCTAATTCAATAGATAACTTCATAAAGAATGAAATGTAGTTAAATGTTTTACCGTCTGAACGGTTAGAAATTGATATTAAAAAGTCAATGTCTTTGTTCATAAGTTCGTTGGCTAATTCGATTTGGTTGTACTTCTTGGGTATATGTTTTCGGAACTTGGTAAGCATATTTTGATATTGTTTGACTTCTTCTAGTCTGTTCATGTTTATGACCTCCATAATAATTTATAATATCATTAATTGATTTAAACAGGGGAATGACTTCCTTTGTTAGATTGGTCATAGTAGACAATATTATATTTTTGTTGTCCGTTATTCTTTTTGTGGTTATCGTTCCATTTCTTTGTTTCTTCTTCAACCAAATCAAAAAAAGCATTCAATTTTTGAACTTGTTGTAAGGGGGTTAGGTTTGAATATTCTGACCTTACTTTTTCATAAATTTTATCTTTATGTAGTGACCCTTTAACATAATCGTGGTCTTCTTTTTGATACCTATCTAAAAGTTTAGACAATTCCTTTTCCATTTTACCACCTTTATAAGCAATAGAAACTGCCATATTATAAGTAACAGGCTCAAACCAATCAATTTCAAGCACTCTATATTTTTCAGTTTGTTGTATATAGGTTTCTTGTAATTCTTCATCATCAAAAGTAAATGTAACACCTTTATATTCTGTTTTTTCAAGATTTTTTGTTAAGTTTCTTAATGTTTGTCTACCTGATGCACGCTTACTTGATTTTTGGTTTTTATTTTTAGCCATAAATTACTCCTCCTCGTCTTTATAAACCATATTAAAACGTTCTAATGTTTTAGGTGCTAGCAATGATAGTATACCATATAAAATAATACATGTTGTGATAATTGTCCCTATAGTCATTTTTTATTACCTCCTTGTATATTGTAGTTTATTATCTCTAATTCGATTATGATAATTATTATTGATATTACAATGAATGTATTCATAAAATAACCTCCAAAAATAAAAGGGTAGGGAACCACCCCCACCCTTTAGTATAATATAGTATTGATTTTTATGTGTGACTAACAATATTTATAATAATAAAACCTATTTTTAGAAAGCAACATCTTCATCATTATTGAACGCACGACCCTTTGTACTTTCACTGGGTGCATCTGCTGTTGTGATGTTAATTGAATAACCTTGTCTACCTTGCTCTGATACGTATTCATATACTTCAAATGCTAATTGACGTGCATTAATAGCATCTGTGACTTCTTGGTCGTTTCTCATGTCCTCAATCAATTTTGTTAAGTGATTAGGTAAGTTAACGATAGCGTCACTTGTATAAATAACACCTTGGTCACCAAATTTACCTTTTGTATTGATAAATAGGGCTTCTATTGTATAACGTGTGTTTTCTCTTAAATCTTGTAACTTTTTAAAATCTCTATCGTGTTTATCGAAATCGTATTGAGGTGCGCCACCGTTTGAATATTTGTTTAAAATGTTTTCTACTGTCATAATTGAATTACTCCTTTAATTTTATATTATTTGTCCAATTTCTTTTAATGCATCATAATCTACTCTATAAGTTTTAATATCACGTTTGATATCAATCACTTTATGTGTTTCAGGTATATGTTCTCTTGCTTCTGTTTTGAACATACGATAATGTTGCTTAATGATAAAGAAGTCGTATAACTCTCCTAAATCATTCTCACAATAGATGACAAAACCTTTAACTTCAACGTCAACTTGTGTCATTTGGGTACCTCCTTTACTTGATAAATCAATTATAGCACGTTACGTAGTGTTACGCAACAAATATTTAAAATTTCTTTTAATAAATTGATACACCATGAGCTGAACGGAAATCTTTATGGAAATACAATTGTTCAAAACCGTCATCTCCAGCTATTAATTGTAGTAGTGATAACTCATTTTCAGTATCTCCAATGTATTGCTTACATTCCTCGTTGTAATAAATAAGTAGGCGATTACACCCATAAATTAAAGTTGTAGCGTCGTCGTAAGTTGAAGAGGGATTAAAACGTGCTAACTTGTTAAATAGGTTGATAATATCATTGTTACTATTTGAAGCATTGCCGTCTGTGTCTGTTTCTTCGTAGACATAACCGAATGATTCAAATATATCAGGTAATTCTTCGGTGTCTTCATATGTTGGCCATGTATCATCTGATACGTCATCATATAAAGCAACACACTTATTTAAAAAGTCCTCATGGTCTGTAGTGGCAAATAATGTTTCATTGTCTTTTGCTAGGGAATAAATAATCATTTATATGCTTCCTCTCTTTGTAAATATTCTTGTGATAAGCTACCGTTTTCGTTAATAACAAATTTTGGGTCTACTTTATCTCCATTAATTGTAACATATGGATTGTCTGCTGTACCTTCGTTGATTGTTTTGTACGTCAACATCCAATTATCTGCTGTATCATCTAATTCTTGTTGTGTAGGTTGATTTGTTGATTGGTAATCAGTGCCTTGTGATGTTTCGTTAGATGCTTCGTTAGATGTTTCGTTAGATGTTTCGTTAGTAGGTGAGTATGACGTTTCTTCTGTCGTTGTTTCTTCGTTAGTGTCAATAGGTAAATCAAAGTAAAACCATGCTCCAATAAATAATAACATACATAAGATTAAAGATGTAATAAAACCGATTAAGAATTTCATTTAAACATAACCTCCAATAAAATAGATAATAATAAAAATATAATGATGACAATACACCATTGAATGAAAATCATCTTAATAAACCCTCCTTGAAAATAACGTTAGTTAGATTTGTAATATTAAACTGTTTTCTCTTTCTATTATTGTCAACTAGGGTAATATATTTATAATAATTTCCACCGACAATTTTAAGCGTATGTTTCAACCTTTTGTAAGTTGACAATTTAATAACTGTACCGTCCTCAAATATTCTGTAATTGGGATAACGTTCTAAAGTTTTGTATTTCATTTGTTTATCTCCTCTAATTCTACAATTTTATCATATAAATTATGATTAACTTTTGTTATTTGCGTTATTGTCTCTCTTAATGCTAGTATCTCAACAACTAAATTATGTTTCTTTTTAAAGTACATAATTAATTTTTTCACTGGTTATC